AAACTGTTGTTGTTGCCAATGACTGACGAACACTAACTTCTCAAATAAAGATATACCATTAGGTTCTGTCAAAAAACTATGAACAGGATCTAATGCCAAATCATGAAGCCAGTATAAACGAGGTTTATCTTCAAGTTCATATTTGCGAGAAATAATGAATTGAAAATAATCTTTGTATTCTTCAGGAAGTCTCTTGAATAACTCCATGGTCAGAAGTTCAGTTCCGCCCATGGAGTTTTCAGCCATATTACCAGGCTTATGTTGTGGAATGTCCACGTCACCTTTTTTCATAATGCTCCAATTATAAATTTTTCATAAACTCTTTTCTTGCATAGAATATATGTGTATCTATCTGTACTGTTTTTTGTGTTTTCTCCGATACCGCCCATCTAGGTGCATCGATATAATCAGCATGATAGTATAATGCTCCGTCTGTTATATCCTTTATATTATCTTTATTGTCGTAAAACCATTTTACTAATTCTTTAGTATTTTTCCAAGTTGGTCCAGGATAAGGCACATCATGTTTTCCGTCACAATACCATGAAAATTGACACCGGTCTCTTTTTGGATGACCCGATGCATGATGCTTACCTTGATAAATTACATCACAAAAAGAATTAGGAAAATATTTATTTTTAACTCTGTTATAGGTCACATGTGCGACCGCCAATTTACCTGCAGTAGATTCTACTGCCGCCTCAAAATACACATTCTTTTGTAAACATGAAATTTGTTTTTTTCTCTCTGCATATGACTCATATTTTCTAAATTCAAAAACTCGTCCTTCTCTTGGAAAGAATATCTGCTTTTCAATTATCTCTTGTTTTGGGATTACGATGGTAGCAGGATAGATTGCGAGTGCAGTCAATATACAAAGGATTTTCTGCAAAAATCCCATATATACTCCGTTAGTTTTGAAGTCCATTTCAAAAAATCAACAAAAGCCCCATAATATTTAAGTTGTATTTTATTTATATGGACTAATTCTTTAATATTTTTTAAAAACATATTTACCATTTCTATCATATCCATATACTTTAGGGTATTTAGTAGGCACCCAAACTGTCTTTGTAATTTGAACTACATATCCGACCTCATCGTCTACAGTTTTTGTCATTATTTTATTTGTTATTTTTTTTGAAATAACGTTTTGAATTACTTTATCAGCAATACCTTGTATAATCATATATTCCTTTGGTACCCCGACTAGGAATCGAACCTAGAATGAGAGCTTAGAAGGCTCCTGTTATATCCATTTAACTATCGGGGCATTAACAGTCAATAATCATTTGAAAAGGTTCAATCATATTTTTTTCTTTGTTAATACGATAACCTATTCCATTTTCATCAGCAATTGGTATTAGAAGTTCTTCTAATTCATTCAAATTCTGTAATGCTTTGATAGTACTATAGGTAGAATTCAATCTATTAAATGCCTTAATAGATTGACCGAATTGTTTTAATTCTTTTAGAAGTTTTATATTTTTTTTACTTTCACTTGACATATTAAATCCTGCACGGCGCGGCCCTTCTTGGCGGGGGTGCGTATCCGATTACCCCAAGAAGAGCCACCCAGCGCCAGCGTTAATCTCTTTATTATTTATATTTATTTATTCTTATCTTCTGACTTTTCAGTATCATATACCGTAGAATCATAAGCCAAAGAATAATAATCTAATTTCTCACCTGTTTTTGGTCCTTTACTTGTAGATTTAACACTATATCCTATTGATTGAGGAGGAACATAATCACATTTAGTGATAGTTTTTCCTTTTGCTAGATATTCTTCTATTTTTTTATTCAGTTCATCACGAGAAATTTTAAATCCTTTACCTTTTTTAGCTGCCATTTTAGTTTTCTTCTATTGAAATGGTTATGAGATTATCATCAAAATTGATTTGTTTAAAAACTATCGCCTTATCAGATAAAAAATTAGGTTCAAGTTTTTCTTCACGAGATTCATTAATAGCATTCAAAACATCAAATGCCAATTCCTCTTTGTGAAAAATAAGCCCATTTTCTTTATCAAGAGAACAGGCCTTTAACTTATTACAAATTATAGGGGAACTAAAAGAAAAAAATTGAACGTTCTTAGACATATCAATTATTTATTAACTGATAAAATCTGAACTTCAACTTTTTGTAACGAGGGTTCGAATCGTTTTTCTTCTTTCATTATAGTTTTACACAATTTCTTTTGTGCTTTTTTAAAAGAAGAGTTACCATTCGTAAAAGTTGTCGAATCTACATACGAATCTGACCTACCGTCATTGTAGAATCGACTAACTTTATAATTAAATATCATCTAAATCTCCTTCGGGAACAACTTGGTAGCCACCTTTATTGTATGCTACCGTAACAGTGAAACCTGATGGATTTTTTACATCAGACTTTTCTTTCGAAACGACTTCTGTATAATTATACATTCTAGTTATATAATCATCAGGTATATCTTCTAGCACGCTCTTACGATAATATGGGCTCTCATCGAAATGAATCGAACCTCGTTTTTTACCAATGATAGGATTTACCGGTATATCATCATCAGCAGGTTCAAAAAAACAACCTGGTGCAACTGACCTTCGTCTTGCCATTATAAAGCTCCTGTCCAACGTACACATTTTTCCATTGAGATAGTATCAAACACATTACCTCGTGCAAAGTTACGTGCAGGTGCGGCCCAACCAGCAGGCTTCAGAATGTCGCCATATGCGAACTTCTTATCATTCTCAGTATTGACAATGAAAGCACACACGCTGGAATGATAATCACCCTCACGCCTCAAGACTTTAATATACTTCTTACCGATAGTATAGTCAAGACTATTACAAAACTCTTCGTACATTGAAGCACGATGCCCATGAGGGTCAGGACCACGGTCGGCCCATGCTTTGTAATCATTTTTCATATGCTCAAGCATATCATTCAATCGTTCAATCATATCAGCCATATTACACCTCGTTTGCGTAGTGGTCAAAAAGCTCTTCACGAGCATCTTCAATATCTTCAATTTCATTGAGAGCATCAATCAATGCCTCAATCGCCGCATCATCTTCAAAGTCAACAATCATATTCATTCTCATTAAAGGTTAATGACTCACTCAATCAGTTTATATAATAGCAAACTAGGCGGAAATGTCAAGAACTTTTTTAGTGATTTTGATATTCTTTGTGTCTAGCCATGGTAGCATCGATATCGATTCCACCATGATTTTCTATTACGAGGTCAATTACTCGGACGGGCACATTACTATAAACCGTATCACAAGGCCTTGATGGGTCTTCGCAATAGTCCATCAGTAAAGATTCTTCATGACTAGGAAACCCAATCTCGAAAGACCTATACCTTTTTGCAATACGTCTTGGTTCACAGTAATGCGTACCAGATGCTTGTACAGACATCGTAAAACCATCTGCACACACAACATAAGGGGCCATGCAACGGTCATTTAACAGACGGTACTTTGAGTCTTCCGTCATGAAACTGTTTGCAGGGGTTATCTTTTTATATGTTCTATGAAATTTGTTTATCTTCATTATACTTCCATACTTCGGGGTCAACGAATTCTTTGATATAATTTTTTGCTTCTTTTTCAGTTTTGAAAAATGAACCGCCCATGTGTTCACCATCAACAAACTCTCTAACAAAATAAGAACCAGCAGTTTTTGAGCCTAAAACCTTTTCATCAGGTTCTAACACTTCAAGTGTAGCAGTTTTCATCTTAACCCACTCCAATTATAATCTTCACTATTAAACAAGTCTTCTTGGCTTCTTTCATACATTCTTTGAATCGCTTCGTCTACCTTGGCTTCTTCATTTACATGAATATAGGAAATATCTTCCCGTTCATTGTCTACCTCAACAACCTTAAAGGTAACCTCACCATCTTTGCTATCAACCATTTCAAGTTCTAGTTCTTGCTCTATCTGTTCTTCAATAAATTTCTTCTTCATTACGCCCATGGTGGCTCCTGTACTAATTGTTCTTGCCAAGTTGGTTTCTTACTCTCTGGTTTCCCATCTTTCTTACCATAATTCTTACAAAAAACACATCTATTTAGGTATGTTTGTGCTTCGCCATTTCTTACATCATGTCGTGCAACGGTTGCTTTCATCAATATGCAATCGCCTTCATCAAATCCCTCTAACCCACCTTTGATGTTGTAAAACATCGCCTTACGACCTTCACGGTCAACCATGAAGTGCATAGTGTATTCTGGTTTCTTAATACGTTTTACCAGTTTAAGGAAAAACTCATCACGAGTGCCTTTCGGTGCAAGAAATAATTCAATCGGAGTCATAATGCCCTATCATTAAATATCATGATTGCTAATTCAGCAGTTTCCTGACAATCTTCATAACCTGCTTCAAGTAATTCTTCGTAAATTGCTTCGTAAATTGCTTCATTCATATCATTCCTAATCTTGCTTCAAGGTTACACTTCATTAATTCCCACTCAAATGCCATATGGCGAAACCATTTTTTTATTCGTCCCATTGGATTTTTTTGCGACAAAGTTTTTTAGAATGTCTCTTCTTATCATTACCTTTGCGTTTGGTAGAGAACCGAGTCATTCTCAGCAACGCATCAAATTTCTCTAGTTCTCTTGCAGTTTCCATTATGCAGTTTCCGATGTGAGATGTGGAATAGGTTTCGGGTCAGGGGACCAGAAGTCATACTCTTTAGAGCAACGAACTTCTACCCACTCACCAGTGTGGTCTTTAAAAGTTTTGACTCCGTAACGAGTCATCCACTCTAGACCCGCCTCGAAATCTTCCATAGTAATTTCGTGTTCAACCAATGCTTTTTTGACCATTCCCATAAGTAACTCCTAGATGATTAATACAAGGACCAACATTCACGTTCAGTCAACGACCAGTTATCAAGGTCATTTGCTTCTCTCAAGTCGGAAGCCTCACACCACTCAATTGACCCATCACGGTCATAGTGAACCATGTAGTCATAAACACCATCACCATTCAGTGACCGCTTGGTAACTTCACCAACAAGGTCATTCAGGGCATGAACAACAACTGTATCACCAATCTCCCAATGACGAAGTGACCCGTCTTCTCTGGCTTCTTCAAAAAGTCTGTCTAGGCTTGAACTCATATTCAATCTCTGAAAGGGTTAATTGACTCACTCACATGCTTATATAATACCAAAATAGCACCACATGTCAAGTCTTTTATAGAACAAATCCCTCTTTTATTAATTCAATCTTATCGTGAAGAGTCAAGGCTTCACCATGCTCAAGGCAATATCTCAACTCACCGATGTTGCCTTTGTGATGCTCAATCATCTTCAACTTAGAGACCGCACTCCACTTCTTTGCCCTTTCGGCTTCTAATTCTTCTTCAAGAATTGCGATACGTGAAGCGGCCGCTTCAAGGTCTTCGGTAATTCTTTCTATCATACCGTCTTTGACACCTTCTTCGTATGTTCTGCTCATATCATCCTTTCTGTCAAAACACCGTCTATTGACCTGTGTTCCATTACGATTTCTTCATCAGACCAAAAACCACCCTCAACAATGCGACTTGCAAGGTCTCTTGCCCACTCAAGGGCTTCTGCTAAAGTCTCAAATTTTCTTCTGTGGATGAAGTTTCCACGTTCTCTTTTCACACTGTTTCTGACTTCTGATATGTACATTCGGTATCTCCGAAAAGGTTTCTCAATCACTCAACATCTATATAATACCAAAATATGGTAATGAGTCAAGCGTTTTCTTACATCCAAGAAGGAATTTTTTCGGTATCTTGTGGTAGGTCCATCATGAAAGAAGTCTTGCAACCGCAAGAACCTTTTGCATGAGGATTATTGAATCTAAGACCTCGGTCCATTAGTTCATATGACCAATCGATTTCAGTCTCAGAAATGTAAAGATTTGATTTTTTGTCTACTAGAATTGTTAGACCTTGAGATGAATACGCCAAGTCAAATTTTCTTTGTTTGTCATCAAAGTCTAATGTATAGGTAAGTCCAGAACAACCTCCACCTTTCACTCCCATTCGAACCGCATGTGTTTCCGGTGACAGACCATCACGTAACATTATTTTTTTAATTTCTTTTGCGGCCGATTCGGTAAATGTCACACGGTTATTCCAGTAGTTGCTTGAATATAATTTTTTTCAACTTCATCCATGGGGTCCAATGTCGCAATAACTATACTTTGTGATATCTCAACCTTATCACATTTACCAGACATAGACCAAGGCATAATGGCAAACCCCATTTGACCTCCTTGATTCACTTGCATCATAACCATGGGATTGGTTAATTCTAAAACATCATCTTTTTCTTCTACTCGTGCGATGACTTCTTCATTGGTAATCAGTTTCAAAACTTTTAGGTCTGCCATAATTTTCCTTTAATTCAATTGATGATAATACTGTTATAGTTGGATGTGCTTTTATAAAATCGTTTAATTTTTTTTTCGTTATGAAAAATGAAGTGTTCAATGTTTTAATTCCTACATAATCTTTATAAGTGTAAGATAACTTCCACATCTATTCTCCTATTTCATGTTACGCTCCCTTACATAATCATAAAAACCAAAAAACAAACCTACGAATATAGATTCATATATCAAGTTTGCACCTAAAGAGCCGACAAACGCAAGATAAAATGTTCCTATAAAATATCTTGGTCTTGATAAGTCTTCTAATAATTGATTTAACATAATCCTAAATATTTATTAAAAATTAATATGATAATATTCTTTGACCACTTTAGGTTCTGGTCGAGGCGAAAGTTCATTCTTAGCAACATATGCACCAACGGTAACCGCCATTAGTATTACAAGTGCTAA